AGGCCGCCTGGTGGCTCTGGTGTCGTCGCGGAAGCTGCGAGATCGGCGGACGCATGAGCTTCGCCGACCTGTGCCGCGCCGTGATCACCGGCATTGCGCGCGATGGCGAGGCGCTGGTGCGCATCATCCGCGGCGACGCGGCAAACAACCCGGAAAGGCTCGCGCTTCAGATCATCGATGTCGCGCGGCTCGACACGAGCAAGAACGAGCAGCCCGGTAGCGGCCGGCCGCATATCGTCATGGGCGTGGAGATCGACCAGTACACCAGGCCGGTGGCCTACTGGATCAAGCCGAACCTCAGCGTGGGGAGTTCCGAGCGTGTGCCGGCGGACGACATCCTCCACCTCTTCATTCCGGAGACCGCGGAGCAGGTGCGCGGCATCCCATGGATGCACGCGGCCATGCTTTCCATGCATGACCTTGCCGAGTTCAACCGCAGCGCACTGCTTGCGGCGAGGAAGGGCGCGGACACGCTCGGATTCATCGTCTCGCCGGATGGCACCCCGGAGCAGCTTGGCGCGGAGGTGGATAGTGCCACCCAGGAACCGCTCCGGATCAGCGCGCCCGGCACCTACGACGTGCTGCCGGAAGGCTATGACATCCGCACCGTGGATGCCGCCTATCCCAACAACGTCTATGGGGAGTTCGTCAAAGCCATCCTGCGCCGCATCGCCTCCGGCCTCGATGTGGCCTACAACAGCCTGGCCAACGACCTGGAGGGCGTGAACTACAGCAGCATCCGTGCCGGTGTGCTCGAAGAGCGCGACCAGTGGATGACCCTCCAGGACTGGTTCATCGAGGCATTCATCGAGCCGGTTTACAGGGCGTGGTTCGAGATGGCCATGCTTGCCGGCACGATGATGATGCCCAACGGCTCCGCGCTCCCACCGGCCAAAGCGGAGAAATTCTGGCCGCACCAATGGCAGCCGCGACGGTGGTCATGGGTCGATCCGCTCAAGGACATCGAGGCCGCGCGGCTTGCGGTCATGAGCGGCATCGCCAGCCCGCAGATGATCGCGGCCCAGAACGGGGTGGACGTGGAGGATGTCCTGCGTGACATCGCCACCTTCGAGGCGATGCGGCAGGCCATCGGCGCGACCCTGGTGAGCTATGACAGGCCAGGCAGGCAATCCCAAAACGATGGGAGTGGTGGATGAAAAATTTTCTCATCGGTTTCTGAGCGATGAGACAAAACCCGTGTTCTGATATGCGCATGGAAAAGATCATCAAGCCCGGCACCCGCGTGACCCGCGCGCTGGTCTGCGATCGTGCCGTCAACGAAGAGGCGCGTACCGCCTCGCTGTCTTTCTCCAGCGAGGCGCCCTACCGGCGGTGGTGGGGGATCGAAATCCTCGACCACACGCCCTCGTCTGTGCGGCTCGACAGGCTCAAGTCCGGTGGGCCGCTGCTCATCGATCATGAAAACTCCATCCGCAACCAGGTGGGCATCATCGAGTCGGTCGAAATCGGCGCGGACCGGGTAGGCCGCGCCGTAGTGCGTTTCGGGAGTGACGCCGAGAGTGACGCGGTGTTCCAGAAGGTCAAGGATGGCATCGTCCGCAACGTCTCGGTCGGCTACATCATCCATAGGGCAGAGCTCGTGGGCGATGATGATGGCGTGGAGATCTACCGCGTCACCGACTGGGAGCCGTTGGAAATCTCCCTCGTCGCCGTGCCTGCCGACACCAGCGTAGGCATCGACCGCAGCTTTGATGGCGGCGAGGATGTCATTCAGATCATCGGAAAGGAGAAGCAAGTGGAGAACACCACCGTGAACCAACCCGAAGTGAACATCGAGGCGATCCGCGTCGAGGCCGTCAACAGCGAGCGCAAGCGCGTCGAGGAAATCATGGCGCTGGGTGAGATGCACGCCAAGCGTGGCGGTGATCGCATCGCCGCCGAGGCGCTGCGCAATGGCTGGTCCGTCGATGAGTTCAAGCGGAAGCTGCTGGAACACCTCGCCAATCAGCCGCTGCCCACCGCCGAGATCGGCATGACCGAGAAGGAAGCGCGGCAGTTCTCTTTCCTGCGTGCCATCAACGCGCTGGCCAATCCGAGCGACCGCAAGGCGCAGGATGCCGCTGCCTTCGAGCGCGAGGTGTCTGATGCCGTGGCGCAAAAGATGGGTCGCACGGCCCGCGGCTTCTTCGTGCCGGTCGAGGTCCAGCAGCGTGATCTGGTCGCGGGCACGCCTACGGCCGGTGGGCACACCGTGGCCACCAACCTGCTGGCCGCGAACTTCATCGACATGCTGCGCAACCGGCTGGTGGTGATGAACGCTGGCGCGCAGATGCTCACCGGCCTGGTGGGCAATATCGCAATCCCGCGTCAGACCGGTGGGGCAACGGCCTACTGGGTGGCGGAGAATGCCGCGCCGACCGAATCGCAACCGGCCTTCGACCAGGTGCCCATGTCGCCCAAGACCGTGGGCGCCTTCACCGATATCAGCCGCAAGCTCATGCTGCAATCGTCCATCGATGTCGAGGCGTTTGTGCGCAACGACCTCGCGACGGTGCTGGCGCTCGCCATCGATCTGGCCGCCATCAACGGCAGTGGCTCGGGCGCAGAACCGCGTGGCATTCTCAACACCACCGGCATTGGCGATGTCGCGGGGGGTGCCAATGGCGCCGCGCCCACCTGGGCGCATATCGTCTCCCTGGAGACGCTCGTGTCCGTGGCCAACGCGGATGTGGGCAGCATGGCCTACGTCACCAACGCCAAGGTGCGCGGCAAGCTCAAGACCACCCAGAAAGTGGCCACCTATGGCGACACCATGGTCTGGGAAAACAACGACGCCCCGGTCAATGGCTATCGCGCCCTCGTCAGCAATCAGGTGCCGAGCAACCTCACCAAGGGCACGTCCAACGGCGTGTGCTCGGCCATCCTGTTCGGCAACTGGTCCGATCTCATCATCGGCCAATGGGGTGCGCTCGACCTGATGGTCGATCCCTACACCGGGTCCACGGCGGGCACGGTGCGCGTGGTCGCCCTGCAGGACGTGGACATCGCCGTGCGTCATCCCGAGAGCTTCGCGGCGATGAAGGACGCCCTGACCACCTGATGAGTGAGCGATGAGCGCCATCGACGCCATTCGCGTGCTGGTGGGCTGTGGTGCCTCGGGCAAAAGCCTCGCGCCGGGCACGGTGTACACCGTCCCGGACGAGGTGAGCCACGAGGATGCCGCGCTGCTGGTGCGGATCGGTCGGGCCGTGCCGGCGGAGAACGCCGGCAAGCGCAAGCGCAAGCGTGACGAAGATGTTGCGTGAAGCCCCATCGGATTTTCTGTCCGACTTCGCTGAGAACGCAGATGCCGGAGGCACCCCTGTCATGGGCATCTTCGATGCGCGTCTTACCACGGCTTTTGACATCGCCGGCACCGGACCCGTATTCCTTTGCAGCCAGCAGGATGCCGAAGCCATCGTCACGTCCGGCATGACGCTTCGCATCCGGGGCAGGGAATACAGCGTGACCGGGGTCGAGCCGGATGGCGTGATGGCGACCCTCAGGCTCCAGGAGGTGTGATGTGGTCCACCTGCACCGGCAAATCGTTGAGGCGGTGGCCTCCACCCTCACCGGTCTGCCGACCAGCGGGCCGCGGGTGTACACCAACCGGCTGCACCCGATGCAGGACGCGCACCTTCCCGGGCTTCGCATCTTTCTTGGGAGCGAGACCGCCGAGCCGATCACCGTGTCCGCGGACACCATCCTGGAGCGCGATCTCTCCATCATCGTCGAGGCCTGCGCCAAGTCGATCACCAATGTCGATCAAGTGCTCGATGCCATGAGTCTGGAGGTCGAATCGGCGCTGGCCGATGGCGTGGCCGTCTCCGGCAAGCGCGTGCCCACGCTCTACAGCGGCATGGAGATGGAGCTGGATGGCGAGATGGAAAAGCCGGTGGGGGTCAAGCGCATGACCTTCCGCTGCCTGTTCCGTGCCGCGGCGATGACACCTGACACATTGATCTGAAAGGAGCGATGAAATGCCGAACATTAGCGTCTGGACGAACGTCGGGGTGGCCGTGCAATCCGCCCTGGGTACCGCCATCACCATCTCCGCCATCACGAAGGCCAATCCTGGTGTGGCCACGGCCACCTCCCACGGCCTTTCGAATGGGGACGTGATCCTGCTCTCCGTCAATGGCATGACGCAGCTTGATGGTCGCGTCGTGCGGGTGGCGAACGTCACCACTAACACCTTCGAGCTGGAGGGGGTCGATACCACCAACTACGACACCTTCACCTCTGGCAACGCGAAGAAAATCACCTTTGGCACTGTGCTCGCGACCGCGACGAGTGTGAATGTCAGTGGGGGCGATTTCGATTTCATTGACACCACCACCATTCACGATACGGTGCGCAGGCAGATTCCTGGCCTTGCCAACGCCGCCACCTTCAACTTCGAATCCATTTGGGATGTCTCAGACCAAGCGCTTGTGGCGCTCGCCTCGGCGAGCGAAGCCAAGCAGCAGCGTGCCGTGCGCCTGACTTTCGCCAACGGGCAGAAGGTCTTCTTCAACGGCTACGTGGGGGCGACGCTGCTTCCCACCGGTGGGGCGCATGAGGTGGTGAAGACGTCAGTGAGCATCACCATGTTCGGCAGGCCTACCTATTACGCGAGCTGATGAGCGATGAGTCTGGATGCGTTTCTGCCACAGGAACGATCGGTGAGCGTGGGCGGGAGGACATTGGCCATCTTCCCGCTGCGCGTCAAGCAGATTCCGGCCTTCGCCAAGGCCATTGCGCCGGCCATGTCGCGCATCGCCAGCGGAGACATCATCGGCGCGGTGGCGGAACACGGAGAGCAGATCATCGATGCCGTATCGATCGCCACCGGCGCGGAGCGGGAGTTTGTGGAGGGCCTTGAGGCTGACGCCTTTCTTGAGCTCGCTTCGGTGGTGATGGAGGTGAACGCGGATTTTTTCGCCCGCCGGGTACTCCCGGCGCTAGAGAAGATGTCGGAGACGATGGTGCGGACCCTTGGGGCGCAGCCATCGCCCTCCTCCTCTCAGCCGGCATCGGCTTCCGCGACATCGTCGAGCTGACGCTCTGCCAGGCCGGCGCCCTCGTGGCCGCGGTGCAGAGGCACAGGCGCGATGAGCTCATGATGCAGGCAATCACGATCCGCG